GCCGTTTTGGGATGAACCGCAAAAAGCGTGGTGGCAGATCCCACTGGTGGATTCGATTCATAGTGCTCTTGTGGAGGCTTACAAGGCCCCTAGGGGCACGTCTAAGGTTGCCCGTGAGTTCGCGTCTCAGTTCGATGCTGAACGTGTCTGGACGTGGGGTTGGTTGCCGTTCTTGAGGGAGTATTTTGCTAGTTGATTTTGTTTCGTATTCGGGTGAGGCTGAAATGTTGCAAGCGCGTATGCAACACATGGAAGCCGACTTGACTGTTGTTTACGAGTCCACACGTTCGTTTACTGGAATAGACAAACCGGTGTCTGATTTGAGCGGCCTTGAGGATGTGTTGCACTACGTGGTGGAGGGTGGCACTGATCCGAACCCGTGGGCGAATGAGTATGCGTTTAGGCGTGAGGCGTTCGCCTACCTGCTGAGTCTGGGGTTGCCGGATGATGCTCTCGTGGCTGTGTGCGATGTGGATGAGTTCCTTGACCTTGAGCTGATACGGCCTGAGTTGTCGGTTTGGAATATCACCAAATATCAGATGTCTGCCCGGTGGTTTCAGCAAGTGGAGTGGGCTTCGCTTTCTGGTGCGCTGGGGCATTTCAAAGATAAGGATCTTGTTGATTTGATTCGCTCGCGCGAGAACCTGCCGGCGATTCGTGGCGGTTGGCACTTCTCATCGTTTCTGAGTCTCGAGGATTTGCAAACGAAATGGCGCAACTTTTCACATCAAGAATTGGTGCGCGAGAACATGGATCAGTGGGTGGAGAAGTGTTGGCTGGAGGGTTTGGCGGTTGAGAACGGTAACCCGATGACTCAGTTGGCCGAGTTGCCTGACCTTCCTGCTGCACTGTTGGATGGCCCTGCGTTTTGGTTTAGGGGTCGTAATGATTCCTAGCATGATCGTGCCGACGTTGACCAGGCATGACCTGTTGACTCAAATGTTGAAAAGCATTGACTACCCGGTTGGGTTGCTCATCATTATCAACAACAACCCGAACGCTAACTTTGAAGGCACTGATTCGATACCGGATTGTGTAGCGGATTATCGGGTGTTGAATATGCCGGCAAATCTTGGGTGTGCTGCGTCTTGGAATCTTGGTATCAAACTGCAACCTTTCAGCTCTTGGTGGTTTGTGGCTAGTGATGATGTCGTGTTCGAGCCTGGTGCGTTGGAGAAGTTTGCGCGCGAGTGTTCACCGGATCGGTTGACGATTAGTGACGAGTGGCCGCATTACCAATTTTTCGGGGTTGGCGAGACTGTCGTTGGGGAGAAGGTCGGGCTGTTCGATGAGGGATTTTTTCCGGCGAATTTTGAGGACGACGACTACCAGCGACGGTGTGAGGTTGCCGGTGTGAAGATTCACCGGGCGAGCGCACCACACTCTCATGTGAAACAGGCAACGGTGCATGATCCTGAGTGGGCTGAACATAACGCGCGCACCTACGGTTTGAACGAAACGTATTTCGTGCGAAAGATTGACCGCGACGACGTGAGTGCTGGTGAGTGGTCGTTGAAGATTCGACGTGCAAACGATTGGGGCAACTGACGGCGCACCTGTTTTATGGGTGTGACGCGGTAAACTAGAAGCATGGCCATTGTCAACGGATATTGCACGCTTGCTGATTTGAAGGCGGCGTTGCGCGTTCAGGATTCCATCGACGATTCGTTGCTTGAGTTGGCCATTGAGTCGGCTAGCCGTGAGATTGACGGCTACTGCGAGCGAGTGTTTTACAGCACGTCGGCCACGAGGGTTTATGCGCCGACAAACATTTACACAGTGACCACTGACGACATCATTTCTGTGACGACTCTAAAAAGTTCCAGTGACGGTGTGACGTATGACATCACCTGGCAGACAAGCGATTATCAGCTTGAGCCGTTGAACGGTGTCGCCGGTGGACTTGTTACGCCCTATACGAGGATTCGAGCCACGGGAAACTACTTGATGCCGACGTTCTCGGTTGGGACGTTTTACGAACTCGAGGCGTTGATTCAGGTTGTGGGCGTGTTTGGTTGGTCTGCGATTCCGGCGGCTATTCGTCAGGCGACGGTGATTCTTGCGATGCGTTTGTTCAAGCGTTTGGATTCGCCTATGGGTGTGATCAGCAATGACCTTGGTTCGATGCGTGTGGGCCGTGTTGATCCGGACGTGGAGGCGTTGCTTTCGCCGTTCCGTAAGGTGAGTGCGGGATAGTGGCTATTGCTGAGATTCGTGCTGGGTTGGCTGCGAACATATCGAGTATCCCGAACCTCCGCGTGAGTGCCGAAATTCCCGACAACCCGAGTCCACCTATCGCGGTCATTAGCCTCAATAGCATCACCTATGATTTGGACTTCAACCGGGGCATGACGGTCTATAACTTTACGGTGACACTGATTGTTGGTCGGGTGGCTGAACGGGACGCACAGCGCAAACTGGACGCTTATGCGGGTAACGGTGAGCGTTCGATTAAGACGGCGGTGCAGTCGGATCGCACCCTTGGAGGCGCGGCTTTCGACTGTAGGCTCTCAGAGATGAGTACCCTCGGCGGTGTTACAATTAACGAGACAACTTATGTTGCCGCCGACTTTGCAGTTCAGGTCTACGCAGAATAAAAATGGAGAAACAAAATGGCTAAGTTCGTTCTTACAGATGTCAAGACGACAATCAACGGTGTCAACTTTTCTGACCACCTTGCATCGGTGACGCTGGACATTTCAGCTGACGAGGTGGAGACGACTGCGTTTGGTTCGTCTTTCCGCACTCGTATCGGCGGTCTCAAAGATGGAAGCATCACGCTTTCTTTCCACAACGATTTCGGCACGTCCGGTTCTGACGCTGTTGACTCGACTATCTGGACTAACTTCGGTTCAAACGCCACCGTTGTTGTTGTTCCCACTTCGGGCAGTGTGACGGCTTCTAACCCGTCTTACACGGGTGTGTTCCTGGTGTCACAGGTTGCGCCGATAAGTGGATCCGTTGGTGACCTTGCCACACGCGACGTAACATGGCCTGTTGCTGGCACTGCTGGTATCACGCGAGGCACTGCGTAACCATGAATCCAATTAACCTACTCATCAAGTTTGTTGATGGTTCAAGCCGTGAAGTGACGGCTATCGTGTCGGATCTCATGAAGTTTGAGGACAAGTTCGACAAGAGCGTTGCAGACTTCGCTAAGGGTGTGCGTTTGTCGTGGATGGTGTTTATCGCCTGGACGGCTGAGACGCGCACGAAGGCCACAAGCCTCGAGTTCGACGCATACGCCGACACTATTTCAGCGGTGGAAGTTCCAGACCAAAAAAAATAAAGGGGCTGGGGGCAACCTCAGTCCATTGGAATCTTGCGGTGATCGCGTGCGAAACCGGAATCAGTCCGCGCGAACTGGTCAGACTGTCGCCCAGGATGCTTTGGACAATGGAGAAGTATCTAGCGGCTAAGCATCGGCCTCGCTCCTAGGCGGTAAACTTAGGTAGGGAGTCTTTGATGATCAAGTTTGACTATGAAGCTGAGGGTGTGCGTGAAATGGTTGCGCGCCTCAAAGACATTGACCCTAAGCTCGTTTCGGCCTTTCGCAAAGAGCTGAAGGGCACTGCCCAAGATATGTCGAGCACTATCAAGTCTCGCATTTCGGTCACTCCCCCATTGTCTGGCATGGGCGGTTACACGCCTTACGCGTTGAAGTGGGAGGGGGCTAAGACTCGTGTCTCTATTTCTTTGGCTGGTTCTCGAGCGCGGGACATAACGCCACTGTTTTCTATCAAGGTGGAAAGCCCAAAGGGTTCACCTGGTTACATGGCTGCTGAGGTTGCCGGTAATCCGAACGCGCGAACGCGCAAGTCTATTGTGTCTCGCACGAAGTGGGGCGGTTCTCAGGCTGGTGGCCCACAGGGTCAATATTTGATTGCGCGCATGGTGCAGAAGTTCGGCCCGTTGAAGGGTAAGGGCGGTAACCGTATTGCGTGGAAGTATTTTTGGGAGCAACGGGTTTTGTTGAACCGGGCGGCGTCGATGGTCATTGACAAGTTTGAGCGCAAGATAACGAATGAGATGGATCGCTAATGCCTATCAGTCTTAATATTCTCTCGAAGTTTGATGCTAAGGGTATCGGCCAAGCACAAACGGGTTTGGACAAGCTCGGCAAGGCTGCGGGTGGTTTTGCGGCTGCTGGTGTTGCGGCGTTTGCTGTTGCGGCTGCGGGTGCGGCTGCGTTTGGTTATCAGGCGTTGAGGGCTGCCGCTGAGAGTGAGTCTGTGTCTAAGTCTTTGCAACAGATTGCGAAGAACTCGGGTGTCTTTGGTGATACTGCTGCTGCGGTTGAGAAGTCAACCAAAGAAATCATGGACTACACGCAAAGCCTGTCTAACTTGGTGGGCATTGACGATGAGATTTTGAACTCGATTGTTCGTGGCTGGTTGGCTGTTCCGGAACTTGCGGGTAAGGGTGTTGACGGGCTGAAAGACCTGGTGAAGGTTGTTGCGGATGTGGCCGCCGGTACGGGCCGTGACGTGGCCGCAGTGGGCATGATTTTCACCCGCGTCGCCGGTGATGAGGAAACGGCGATGAGCAAACTTGCTCGCGCCGGAATCGTTTTGTCGAATGCTCAGAAGCAAATTTATGAGGACACTCTTGCTTCTAGTGGCGAGATTGCGGCGCAGGACAAGCTGATTGAGATTCTGGGTACGACTTACGCGGGTGCTGCGGAGGCTGCCGCTGATCCGTTTGCGGTGCTCGAGCAGAATATCCAGAATTTGCAGGAGACGGTGGGTGTTCACCTTCTTGATGCGTTCAATAAGTTTGTGGACAAGTTGCAGGAGTTCATTGCTAA